GTTCTCAGTTCTCATGTTGAGCTGAGTGAAGTCATCATAGTACAGCTCATTAGCCTCATTGCACCATGCCATGTCTCTCTTCCTACCTCTTATCTTTTGCTCATCATCCACTGAGAAGAACTCCACTATCGAGCCATTACTAAAAGTGTAGATGTGCTCTGACTTGTTATGGCTGTTCACATCATATATCTCAAGGCTCTTCATTATCTCAAAAAAGTCTCTCATGACTGTGGCTCTCAAGGCAGGGAAGGTCTTTCTAATGATACTCACTACCTTGCCTCTGTTCTGCAGGCAATAGACTATGATGAGCTGGCATAGTGAGTAGGTCTTAGAACTCCTTGAGCCTCCCTCATTGATGATAAACCTCACATCTGAGTTGAGTGCATCATGGTTCTTTTCAAAGATGACTGTGCTATTAATCTCCAATGACTTCTACTTTTATAATTTCTATTGAATAATTAAAAGGATAAAATGCCATAACTAATCTTGAACAGTTACGAGTTATTAAAATACCCTCATCAATTTTTCTTACCTCAACATCTGTATAACTTCTATCATATACAGAGCTATCAGGTTTTGTTACTCTAATTGTTATTTTTTCTGCCATAGTTATTTAATTGTGTGCAATAGTTGGACTATACCACTTATTAGTAGTATAGTAGTAATTATGTCAAAGATACACTATTTAATAATAGTAACCTTAATATCATTGATAGACTCTCCCTTAGTGGTAGTGTCTACTCTCTCAGTCAATCCATTTAACCTTTGAGTTATGGAAGGATTATACTGCCCAACCATGCCACCTGTTATCTGATCATTTTTGATTGACCTTCTAATACGTGAACAGATACGGACATATGCCGAATATCTCCCCTCCTTATTTTCAAAGTAATCACTTAAATCTGGACAGTCAGTATCGAACTTAGTCTCAGGGTGATCACATACAAATTCATAGAATCCTATCTCAGTTAATGGGGCTTCATGAGGCACAGGTACTAAGTTACCAATCTTATCAAGTTGATAGATAAGCCTTGGATTGCTTTTTACGTGTTTCTTATATTGCTCCCAAAGGTCAAGCATTATCTCAGGAGTCTCTATGTACTTATGCTTTGCCATCTCTAATCTGTTTTAGTTTACGTTGTGCCCATTCGATGCCTTCATCTCCACCCCAAGCAAGCCACATCAATCTGCCACATCCTTCCCCCAGTTCTCGCTGTGAGTTCTGTCTATGTCGTTCAAAGCCTGCCATCCTTGAGATGGTCTCTTCTGTGATTGGCTCTCTATTGGCAAGTTGGTTAGCTCTTGCCTTACCTACAGCAGTGCCACAGCTACCCCATCCATTCTCTTCTGCCCATCTGACTGCTATCTTAGCATTCTCAGTAGCTTGTTTAGGATAGTCAGTGTATGACTCTGCAAATGCCTGCCTGTACTTGCTTAGTGCAGATAGTTCTCTCTCATCCCACATAGACTCACAAACAGCATATCTCTGCTCCTCATCAGGGAACTTAGATAAGGTCTCATCATCTGACATACATCTTGAGATGTACTCATCATGTGGTTCTGATGGTCGAGGCTTAGGCATCTTGAGCAGGTTTCTTCTTGCGTTTCTTTTTAGGCTTAGGAGCTTCCTCTACTGACTCAGCAGGGATAGGTGGCTCAACTGCCTCATACTTAATCACTGTAGGTACTTCCTCAAAGATATAGCCAAGGCCTATAGATTGGTAGTACTTAACTTTGCTAATGTCTATCTTAGCTACTACGATAGAACGCTGTCCTAAGATGCGATCATATACTCTGACAGTTTTGTCAATGTATTCTGTTTTGATTTTAAAATTGCTCATATTGATTAACTATTATAAATATTAAATACAGTGCTAAGGTAATACTTGCGAACTTGAATAACAAATACATATTCTCATTGAATAGTGATATCACTACTCCCCAAGCCATGATATATGTCATCAATCCTATGATGTCAGCATTCCTCATACCTATATTGTATTTCGTTTATATTTTCTTTAATTTCTTTGATTAGGAAGTATGCAGATGTGCTGTTGATGTTGAAATACTTAGCAAGAGCAGTCTGAGTAGAGTGCCCTTTGTCATAATATGCCTCAAATACTATCCTCTTGATTCTATCCTTCTGCTCTCTTCTGTATATCTCCACAAGTGCCTTCTTAAAGTTGTACCTATCCTCAAGCTCTATCTTATGCTCCAGGTCAGTAGAGTCATCTATGACATCCATTGTGTACTCTTGAGACTTATATAAGTCCTGTTTCTTAGTCTTAGAGCCTTGAGTCCATATAAGGTCAAACTTAATAGTATTGAGTAGGTAACTCTTAGCTTTATCCTCTGTCATCTCCTGAGCATTGATGGCTACACAGTGAAGGTAGGCATTGTTAATAACTGCATCTGCATCTATTGAGGTTGGGATGTTGAGCACATCTAAGAAGTGGCGAGTGTACTTGAGCACATCAAGGTAGTGCTTAGTGAGATATCTATCCAAGTGCTCCTTCATACCATTGAGTGAAGTCCTTGAGCCATACCTTCCTACGTACTGATGCACAGAAGCACTCCTTATCTCTCTGTCCTGTGACTCTGTTCTTAACTTGTTGTAGTTGTATAAGGCTCCTCTTAGTGAGCACCTTCTCCTCAGGTTGATTGAGGATAGTATTTATGAGTTGTATATCAGTTTGTTCAAGCATACGGCTATGAGTGATGTTGTGCAAGCAGTGATGAAGCTCCCTGAGTATATCCATGCAGTCCAAAATGACATACACTTCCAACAGCCAAGTGCTGTGTGTAGCCAATCAGCCTCTATACGTAGGAACACTCTGTCTAAGATGTCCTGCAATGGAGTGAAGTGAGTAAGCCACCACGATACTACTAAGGATGCTATCATGGTGGCTAAGTTAAGAATAATATTTGAAAGTGTTACTTGCCTTTTTTGATTAAGAACTTGAATGCTTTGTCATAGAAGTCACCTCTCACCTCACAGCCATGCAGGAAGCGATGCAGTGTGATGTTAGTCACCCCCATATCCTCTGACATGTGTACAGCTCTATATCTTATGGATAGCTCATCCTTAAGTTCTCTCCTGAGCCAATCAGTGAAGGTCTCATTAACCTTGAGATACACTGTCTTAGAATAGGAAGTCATCATCTTTGGCAGTGTTAGCTGTTGCTGTTACCTTCCAGGCATCAAGAGTGTTATAGTATCTCCCATTGAACTCTCTGCCTCTTAGGTTGAAGGATACCTCTACCTCTTGACCTGGTCTGATGGAGTCTAAGATTGACATCTTATCATTGACTGCTGACAGTATTATATCCTGTGGATACTTAGCATCAGGAGTAGTGATCACGAACTCTCTCACTGAGAACTTATCTGAGATGACTTTCACCTCATTGATGAGCTTAACAGCTCCTTTGATTGTTAAATCTGACATTTTATTTATTATTTAATTCATTTACATATTTACTATAGTACTCATTACAGTAGATGAGCCTATCTCTAATCTCCTCCTCCTTATCCATGTCTCTCTCATAGCTTAACACAGTCACTCTTTGATGGCTTGGGATGTGATTAACCTTGTGGATAGTCCTGTTATCCCAATCAGTCAACAGATCATCATGTGTATCATACATAGTGTAGACTAACTCAAAGGCTGGTCTATCATAGAGCCACATATAAGCTCTACCTTGCCACTCATAGTCAGAGTTCTCACCTTCAGATGGTGTTGCAGGGAAGGTATCTAATGACCATGAGCTTTTGATGTCAATGATTAGGTCATCTGTTATGATGTCACAGCATCCACTCATATACTCATTCTCTACTCTGACTGTGTTCTTAGTGTAGTTAGTGAATCGAACGTTGTTAAGAAGGTCTATTCCATCCTGCTCCCAATCAGTACCCTTGATCATTGGCTTAGTTTTGATGTTTGTCTCATATCCAAAGAAGTCCTGCTTTGCAATCTTGCGTATCTCTGACTTAGCAGTCTCAGATAGTATCTCTGACTTACTCCTGGAGTTAGTCATTAGCTTACCTAACTGTGATGGTCTCCATTTCATATTTCTATTTTTTTAATTTCTGCTTTTACTTCTTCAAACCACTTAATAGTATATTCGTCTGCGGCTTCATAAATTATCTCATCAACTGTTTTAATTGCGCATTTTTTAAAATACTCATTCAATCCTATATTTAGTCTTGGATTTGCGTCATAGTGTTTAAATAATGTTTTATGCTTATCAACTAACTCTTGTGCTTTCTCTTTTGGTGTCATAGCTGTGCCTCCTGTTCTTTGGTTAGGTGAAAGTTTTTTCTAAGCTCCTCTACTGTGTACTCCTTATTCTTAATCTTAATAAGTGCATTGTTGAAGCGTTCTGCAGATAATGTCTCTTTAACTACTTCCTTAGGAGCTGACTCAGCTGTATTACCATCATCATCCACTGATTGAAGTGATAAGCTACTTTGGAGGGTGTACCTCCTGTAGTAGGTCACAGCAGAGCCTAACTGCTGAGGTGATAGATTAGATGGTAACTCCATGCATGACTCTATCATAGCACCTGAATGGATGTCTATAATCTGAGTACATACCATATTGCCCTGGATAGGTTGTAATAATAGCAAGTCATTCTCAAGTAAGATAGGCTCAACTGCATCAAGCAGAGCATTGATGTCAGCATAAGCCTTCTTAAAGTGGGGGTTTGTTGCGTTCTTAGTTACCTTGCCAATTTGTAACTTGGCTTGATGTAGCCTTTGATGTAGTGATAGCACCTGTATCACGTGTGCCTCTCTGATTTTCTCAGAGGATGATTTTAATTCTTTTTCCATGTGATTAATATTTTCAGCAAAGATAAGAGATTTTTGCATATATGACAATAAAAGTTATTAACAGTTATCTGTTGACTCATTGTTGATAGTGCTCCTCACTGCTCTGTTCCTCCTCTTGAGGCTCTTGATATACACATCATATCTGAATAATGGGGATGGCTTGTGTTTCATAATCCTAATACAAATGATTCATACCACTCAACAAAACTATCAAAGTCTCTCACTATTATATACACTCCACCTGCTCTCTCAATGGATGCTTGATATTCCTTCTGAGCATCTGATTGTCTATCCTTCCCATACTTAATTTCAATCTTAACTGACCTCCCTCTGATAGTAGCTGAGATATCTGCTGTTCCTTTGGTGCTTTGTCCAGGTGTCCACTTACCTGGCATTTGCTTAGTATAAGCCAACTGACCTGAGCCCACTTGTATCTTAGCACCTTCCCTGTACTGACCTTGAGATGATATTCTCTCAGCTTGACCTCCCATGAACTGCACCCATGCAATCACACACTTTGTCAAAGCATTGGCAGAGTTATCCTTCCAATCAGTCTTTGGGATGTATGACTCAGGGATGTTAGGGTACTTAAGTTTTAAGCTCTCCATCATGAGAGCATTGAGTTTGTCTTTGTTTAGTTTATTCATGATATATGATATAATATGTGACTTAATTTATCAACTCCTTTTGGGTAATATCCAAACCATTGAGGCTCGCAGTTCTTAATAATCTTGAGTACCTTCTCTTCCAAATCTCTAAGTCTATCAATTTCCTCCTGGTATCCCTTAATGATATCAATATAGGATTTGTTGAGTCCTGCCTGTATGTCATTTTCAATTCGTAATTTTTCTTGATATTCTCTAATTGACTGCTCAATGATTGGTATTTGTTCTTCAAATTCTCCAATTCTATCTGAAGTGTGTTTAATTTTGTCACTATAAATTCCATTGTTAAATACTCCTGTTGATGGTGAGAGCTCTTCAATTTTTCTTCTATATTTCTCTTTAATATTTCGTACTCTTTTTTCTCCATCTCCTCTCTCTCTTGAAATTTGCTCTCTAATTTCTGCAATTTTTCCCTCTCCATCTTGTATCCTTCGTGCAAGTTCACTAATTTCTGTAACTCCGATGATATCATCTCTTTTAGGGATTTGATTTCCGTTCTCATCTATATAAATTTTAAAGGTTAATATTTGATTTTTCTCTATAAATTCCTGCTTTTTGTCACTTATGTCACTTGTTTTGATTATCTCAATCACACATGGAGTGCCACATGGGAGCTCTGCCATGACATCTGCTCTGAATTTACTGTCAACAATTCGTATCTCTTCTTTTGGATTTACTAAAAACACCTTATAATCTTTGATATTTATACACTGTTTTTCAAGTATTTCAAATTTAAACTGCTTATGTTCAAATGATTCTGAGTCTTTATCATGTGAATATTCATAATCAACTCCATTGATATTGATTTTTTGATTAGACAGTGTCCTCCAATGGTCAACTTGCTTAGGCAGATTATATAATAAATTTAATTCAATCTGCAATCCTGGATCTAAATACCATTTTCTGTGATTCAAAGTAACTGCATTCTCAATTGAAATCATATTACCATACTCATCATAAGCATAAGGATATTTGTTTGTTCTCTTAGAATGGAATGTCCTCATCTTTTTTAGTATTTAGAATGTCTGATTTTATTTCATAGTATCTTTGTCCATTACTTGATACATTTTCAAATTCAATTTTCTTAAATTCAAAGTAAGCTCTAATCCATGAGTTGAAATTTCTATTAGTAAGCCACTTTTTGAAGTCCTCATACTCTGAAATGAACGTCTCATACCATTGCTTGTAGTTTATCTGTTGCCCAGGAGTGAACTTTTTATCATCCATCCAATCAACAAACTCCTTAGATGTTTGATTGATTAGCTTTCTTATCTTTAAATTCTTATGTTCATAAGATACAAGTCCATGTTCAAGATAATATTGAAGGCAGTTTATCATGAAATGGTCAAACCTTGCCCACTCATCAGTATCCCAATCATCAAACAGCATACAGTTAAACTCATCTAATGGTGATTTATGAGCTCCAAAGTAACTTGATAACTCAACTTCAAACATTCTACGTTCAAATGAGCCACCTTCTGCTCTGATTGTATAGTTAGTTGAAATCAATACCTTTGGAGAGTCCTTAACAGGTAACTTAACAGCATCCTTGCCTTTGTATTCAATGGTAATTCCTTCTGTAATAATGCTAAACAACTTCTCAAAATCAAAGTTTTTCTTAACATCATCGAATGCTAATACCTGGCAGTCAGTTGAGACAGTCTGATAAGGGAAGGATTTGTTAAAATCAAATGTTTTACCATCAATAGTAGATACTTTTTTCATGTGACTTATGGCATTTGTCAGCAATCCCTTACCACTTCCCCCATTAGGATTCTCAGATATTACCTCATCATTTAGAATGATAGCCTTATTATTTGCATTTGTCTTATACGAATGGAGTAAATATCCTATGACTGACTTCATGCTGTTGTATCTCTCTACCTCTTGACCTGAGATTAACCAAAGGAATGTTCTAAACATACTCTCATGATGGTCCTCTGTAATGAAATCTCTCTTAATAACTTGGTCCTTCCAAATATAGAAATCAAGCTCATCATAATCATATATCTCATATCTATCCTGATAAACTTTGACAGCGTTATTTTGATAATATATCATAGCAAAATCCTTCTCATCCTTTAAGAAGTCAACATCTGCTGTATCAATCATTGATAAGTATGGTGTTGTGAATAGCTTTGTCCTATTGGCACATAGATTAAATACATCAATCTCATTAGCTGCCTCTAAATTTCTAATCACATGGTCCTTTATCTTATATTCATTTACCTCTTCAAGGAAGTTGTCTGCCTTAGATATAAACACAAACGTCTTATCATTACCAACAGGATAATATTTATAGTAATTCAATGACTGTAAGTATAACTTCATTTTGAATGAGTTAATTTGCATCTTACCATCTGAGCTATATTCCCAAAATTCATTTATTTTAGTATTCTCTTTGATGATACTAATTTCATTATTCAATTTTTCTACATCAATATCAGAGAACTGCTGTTGTATATCCTTCTCTTTTTTGCCACTCATGACCATTGCCATAAGTTTCTTTTTTCGAGGCTTATCCTCAAAATGCTTTGTATTAAATTGAGAAGTTAGCTTATAGGCTGAGTTAATTATACTTGTAATTTCAGAAACAGGAAAGCCATTTTCAGAATATCTTGAGCAGTAAGTCATAGCAGTCTGCTTGTTGATACCAAAGTCATTGAATGCAGCAGCTAATTTAAAAACTGAGTTATTCCTTGCATTCCTATCATAGTGCTTTTGAAACCAAATGACCAACTTATTAGCTATAACATCCTGATCATTGATAGGTATATTAGTCACATCCCCTATCTCAATAGGCTCAACATCTAACACCTGGATAGATGGAGTATAAATCTCTGCATCTAAGTTGACATATATCAGTGGATCATAAGACTCAAAGCAAGCTCTTGAGATGTCCTTCCCTGATTGGTCCAGGTTAGGATATTTCTCCTGTATTGTATTGAATATATTTTTAAATTCATTATCATTGGTAATAATAGGTATTCTATAAAGGACCTTCACCCCATTTCGAGGTGATATCCATGCAGAGAACACATAATTATCTGACTTAATATTCTTTTTAAATTCCTTAGCCTCATCCAATGTATTGAAATCATCAAAATCAAGGACCATTAAACCTGATGCTTTTTTCAATCCTACTTTTGACCTGGTGTTGAACTGACCATTAAAACAAACGACAGGCAATTGAACTTTCAAGAACTTTTGTTCATTCTCATCCTCTGTATTTCTAATCTTTTCAACTAATTCTTTTGATGCTCCATCCTTTATTCTATCTAAAAAATAACCAACATCTTTATTTAGTTTTGGTGCAGTGTCTGTGACTTGTTTAAAAAATGATACTTTCATAATAGTGATAAAAAAACCCCTTAACTCCTTTGGGGTCTGACTTCCAAATTCATTAAGAGGTTTAATAACGTCTTTTAGTTCTATTTTGTCAGACCGAACCGTTCACAAAAATAACTATTATTTTAATATGTACTACAAATGTACTGAAATATTTTTCTTTGTGCTGAGTTTGTACTGATTAAAATATTTATTATCAATTACTTATCTATAAATAGCACAAAAAAACAAAAAAATTCAGTTCAAAAAAACCTATAAAAAAAATGATTGATAAAAATATATATATAATAAT